TGCACATACACGGTGCTGCTTGTCAGGTGGGTGACCGTGATGATTCCGTCATACGCCCGGCGGGCTTCGTAGCCGCCGGGCGCGCTGTACACGCGGATGGTCGAGACCTCGCGGGCCATGTGCAGGTAGGTCATCGCGGTCGCCCTGGGATCATTTAGCGGCGCGGGCGCGCTTGGCTGGTGCCGGCGCTTCGACGACTGCTGGTGGTGCCTCGACAACTGCCGGTGCGTCCGCATCAGCCGGCGCTTCGACGACTGCTGGTGGTGCCTCGACAACTGCCGGTGCGTCCGCATCAGCCGGCGCTTCGACGACTGCTGGTGGTGCCTCGACAACTGCGCGCTTGGCCCATCCTTCCGAAGTCGAGACTTTGATCAGCTCTTCGTCCTCGGTCTCGATCTCAGCACCCGCTTCAAACTCCTCCACCTGGACGCCGTTGTGCGCCCAGCTGAATTTCTCTTGTGCGATTAGTTTCATCACCGCTCCTGAACGGGCTGGGCCGCCGCAACGACCCAGCCGTGGTTGATGGGTTAGGCCGCGGCGATCTTCAGTTTACGGCCGGCTTCCGCCTGGCGCACGCCACCACCGACGCGGCGACGCGCGCGGAATACCACCAGGCCATCGTCGGCACCGGTGATGTAGTCGGCAGTCAACGACACGTTGAGGCGATCGACGATGACGTACAGCTTCTTGAAATCAGCGAACACGATTGGGAACGAGTTCGCTGCCACGTTTGGCATATCCGCCATCTCGGCATACGGCGCGCCCAGGATGGTGTTCGGAGCACCATTCGCAATTCCCGGCGCCCAGAGATACTGGCCGGTGGAATCTTTCAGCTTGCGGACCTGGCCCAGCGTGTTGCGGTTGAGACCCCATGCAGCATTGCGCGCGTAGGCGGTCTTCAGATCGTGGTACAGCGAGATCATGCCGTCTGCCGTCAGTGTCGCGGCAGCGCCGCTGAGCGTGAAACCGATGTCCGGACTGACCAAGATGCCACCCATCTGCGCCGACCCACCGGTGCCGTTGAGCGATTCTTGGCCTTCACGCACTGCGAACTGTTCCGAGGCGTCTTCGCGCAGCTCCGCGGCCAGGTCATAGTCGGAATCCTCGAGCATCTGCTGCGACACTTCGATGCGCGCAAACATCTCCGGCGCAAAGAACTCGAGCATGCCGTACTCAGGATCCCCGGTGTTGGTGCGCCGCGCGGTTTCGCCGATGCGCAGCGCCGAGCCGTTGCCGACTTTTTTGGGCATCTTCAGGCTGCCAACGCCGATCGAACGGACCGTCGCAAGGGCGCGAATCGGCGTCAACTCGATCACGTTTTTGATGATCTCTTTTTGCATTTCCGGCGGCGCGAGCAGGAAGCCTGCGCTGGCGTCGTCGGTCTTGATCAGTGCGGCTGAGCGGTCGCGCAGGAGGGTCAGGTCGGTGGGATTGCGATTTTCAGGCGCCTTGCGCATGACGCGATCGAACGCGTCCATGTATTCCTGCGCTGCTTTCGACTGCGGGTCAGCCGCACCGCCCAGGCCGGCGCGGTTCGCGATCTTTTCGATCGAGTCCAGCTGCTCCTGCATTGCCTTGTTTTGCTTCTCGATCAGCGTCAGTTGCTGGTTCGAGTTTTCGTACTTGTCGAGCGCGGCGTTGATTTTGTCGAGCTTCGCGTCCAGCTCGGTACTGCGCTTGGTCTGGTTCGCGTCGTTCGTTTTCTTGAACTCGGTGAATGCTTCCATTACTTCTGCTACGGCGTCTTTGTCTGCCATGGTCATTCCTTGATGGTGGAGGTAAGTTGTTTGATGCCCTGCGCCAGGCGGCGGGCCGCCGAGCGCTGCTCATCCGCAGAATCCCCACCATCACGGAGGGGCTGTACTGACGGTTTCGACGAATCGTCGCGATTCGCCTTTGGCATCGCCGAGGCGATGCGCTTTGCTTGCGCGTGGGATAGCCCTTCTGCATCACGCAGGAAGGCTTCGAACTCGCGCACCTCTGGAGTGCCAGCAGTAGCCAGCAGGTTCTGGGGTGTGTTCTTGAAAAGGTTCAACATTGCCGAGTTGGCCGCCTTCTTCTTCTTGGCGGGAACAATCACATCTGCGAAGCCGGCGTCGACCGCCTGCTGACCGAGAAACCAGGTTTCCGCGTTCACCCACGTTTCCAGGTCGGCGCGCTTTGCGTCGGTTCTAGCCTCGTAGATGTTGATCAGGCCGGCTTGCAGCTGGTCCAGGATGTCCGCTTCCTTGCGCATCGAATCTGCGTCGCCCCACACGCCCGACCACGGCTTATGGATCATCAAGTTGGCGCCCTCGCTGATGCGGATTTCGTCGCCGGCCATCGCAATCACGCTTGCGATTGAGGCGGCAATGCTGTCGATGTGAACGATGATCTTGGCGTCGTGCCGCGCAAGCGCCTGATAAATAGCAAGACCTTCGAACACCAAGCCGCCGCCGCTGTTGATGCGGACGTTGATTGCGTCGACGTCAAGCTCGGCGATCTGGTTTGAGATCGACTCGCCAGTGATGCCTTCATCCCACCACCCACCGCCGATATCGCCGTAGATCAGGATCTCCGCTTCGCGCTCGCCTGAGGCGGCATTGATACGCACCTGGCCGGGCTTCAACGCCATACGGTTCACATAGCGGATCGAGCTCGAGTCCTCCGGATCTTCCTGGGCCAGCTTCGAGAGCACCGTGTCCAAGCTGTCGCGCGCTTCGCGCAGCAGGCTCTCGTTTGCTGCGGACAAGACTCGTCCTGCAGCATGCGGCCGCATATTCGATTTGGTCATACGGGGGTTACTCCTGGAGAGCCGGCGGTGCCGGTTCGGCGACCTTCGGGTCACCAACGATATTTGCAGGGATGCGCAGCTGGTCGCTTGCCGGATCATCGTCTGGGTTAAGGTCGAGTAGATCTCGACCTTCGTTCGGGTACATCAGGCCGCCATTTACATAGCCGAGAATCACGTCCTTAGTGTCTTTCGCGGATCCGCGCAACAGGCCTTCTTCCGTGAAATTGAAGTACAGACCAGAGTCAATTTCCTCATCCGTCAAGAGATTGATCATTGCCGATTGTTCGAACGACTCCCACCTCGGCGCGAGGCAATCCTCACGATGAGCACGGTTCATTTCCTCTGCGCTGGCGAAGGTGGCGGTCTTGTCGGAGAAGCCCACCTTGATTGGCAACACGCCCATGAACGAGCAGATTTGCTCAACCTGCGTCTTGCGGGTCTCATTCGACTGCGCATCAACGCCGCTCATGGACGTATTCAGGAACTTCGCGCCTCGATCAAGGATCATCGGCTTGCCCGCGTTTTGCATTCCCGCGAACTGCTTACCGATCCAAGCAGTGAGGTCGTCGTGCTGCTTTTTGTCCAGCGTCGAATCGATGGAGTACACGCCGATGTTTTGTATGCCGTTTTTGTGCAGGCGCGCTGCTGACTCTTCAGTCGCCATCGCCAGCCCAATTGCCTCGCGCGCCAGTTTTACGACATCCAACCCATGGAAGCCGTCGATAGTTGGGCCGCGAAGGTGCCAAATATGGTCCCTGGTAAGCGTCCTAGTCGTGCCATCGAGCCCTGCCACCTCATATGTGATGCGGAGGTTTTCGTCCTGCTCCGGCGTCACTTTTCCGGGTGGGAGTGGGATCAGCTCGATGTACTTTCCGGTGACGCTCCGATTTTTGAACACGTATGCATTGCCGCACAGCTCAATGTGCCAAGCCAACATCTGGCGAAATTCAAAGCTCGTTTGCCAGTCGTTGGGCTTTAAGGACAGCAAGCGGTACAGCGGGTGCTTGGTTGCCGCTACGCGGCGCCGTCCGCTTTTCTGCATCAGCTTGAACGGCACTTGAGCATATCCATTGCCGATCACGCGGCAGCAGGCGAATACGGTTGCAACCTGCAGCGCGGTGCGCCAGTTCACTGATTTTCCAGTTGCTGACTCGAGCGCGCCGACCCACTCTTGCCAGAAAGGCTCGGCAAACGCCTGATTGCGGCGCCCCTTTTGGACAAAGAACGACATCAGCCCTCATCCTTTTCAACAGGCGCGCGGCGGGCAGCGCACACACCGCCGGCCAACATCAACATTCCCGCGACGATGAAGCCTGCGGCCGGATGCAGCAGGCCCGCACCACAGGACAGCGTCCCGGCGCCGCACACCATGAGGGCATCGGGGATCACTACGATCAGTTTTTTCATCAGGATTCCCAGAATGATGTGGTTGCGACCTCGCCCGAAATCGCGCGTGCCACCCCCATGATTGTTGCGACGATGCCGTCGATCTTCTGTTCCGGCTTTTCCTTGCGCGGATAGATGTTGTCTTTCGCGTCGAGCTTGGCCACGACGTTTGACGCCATCCAGGTCAACAGCGGGTTACCGTCGTGGTGCACGCGGCCGGCCTTAATCGCGCTCTCGAATTCCTTCATCGGGAGCGACAGATTCTTGACTGTCTGTCCCACCTCCACGGCGGTGATGCCGCGCTTGGTAAGGCGCTGCTCGAGCTGGGCGGCTCGGAACGGGTCGAATACCACCTCTTCCGGACCGTAATGCCCGATCAGCGCCAAGGTGTCTTCCTCGATCAGATCGAAGTCGATCTCGGCGCCGTCGTGCTGCTGCAGGAATCCCTCGATTACCCACTTCCGGTAGGCGTTCGAATTTTTCGGATCATTCTCGATCGCATGCTCGGGAAGGTAGTAATGCCCGAACAGGTAGAAATGCTGTTTCCCCTCGAGTTCCCTGACGAACATGAGCATGATCACGCACACGTCCGACCGGCTGGCCAGGTCAAGGGTGATGTAGCACCGTTCGCCCCTGAACTGCTCAGGACGCAGGGTGAGATCCGCGCACTTGTTCCACTCGAGCATATTGAGCCAGGCCGACTTGGCCGAGCACCAGATATTTAGATGCTTCGTCTTGAAGCGGGTCTGCTTCGAAGCGCTCTGCGTGGCCTGCCGCTGCTGCGCCAGGAGAAAGTCCTCGTCGACGGAAATACCGAAGTTCGGATTTGCCTTGCGCAGCACGGCCGGACTGGTCCAGTCGTCGCCCTCGTCGATCGTGTAGATCAGCGCGAAGAGTTCAGGATCGTCCAGCACGCCCTCGAGCACCTTCTTGGCGTCCTGCTCTTGGTCGAAGCACGGGCCGGCGATGTTGAAGCCGGCGGTCGTGATCATCAGGAGTAGCGGCTGCTCGCGCGCGCCCATGCCGGTCTCCATCGTGTCGACCAGCTCCGATGTGTCGTGCTCGTGATATTCGTCGACGATCGCGCAGGATGGTGATGCCCCATCGCCAGGCTTGCCGATCACAGGCTCGAATCGCGAGCCGTCGGCCGGAGAAAGTAACGCCTTCGCCCAAACCTCGGCGCCGAGCGCCTCCTGCAACTGCGGCGTACGCTCGAGCATCTGCTTAGCCGGCCGAAAAACCTCCCATGCCTGCGCTTCCGTCGTGGCACCGGAGTAGACCTCCGCGCCGAACTCGCCATCCGCGGCGAACATGAATAACCCTATGCCCGAGCCGATGATCGACTTGCCGTTCTTGCGCGGCACGGCGAAATAGGCCTTGCGGTACCGGCGCCGATCATTCTTCTTGATCTTCCAACCGAAGAGCACGCAGAACGCAAAGCACTGCCACGGCTCCAGCGTGATCGTCTCGCGCTTCCGTGCCCACTTCCCTTTGGTGTGGGGCATCAGCGATAGGAACGTGCAGACCTTGTTGGCCGCGTCCGGATCGAAGTAGTACGGGAACACCCTGCGGCGGCTCGCCTTCAGCTCGTCCAAGTGCTTTTTGCATGCCAGCTTGACCCACTTGCAGGCGGCGATCTTGCCCTTGACGACCGCCTGCGCATATCCCGTTGCCGTGCCGACGAAATCGGCGGCCATGATCAGTGCGCCTTCTTGCTGCCCACCATATCGGCGAACGGGTTGACGGGATCTTGCTTCTTCGCCGAGACGCGCGACCGATCGGCCGGCGTCATGCCGAGCACCGCTAGAGCGGTGCGGATCTGGGCGACCTGGGCGGAAGTCACTTGGCTGTCCGGCAGTTTCCGGAACTGCGCGATCAGGCGTGCGGCCAACTCCACGGCCATACGATCAGTCGCCTGCAGCACAGTGGCCGGCAGCGCCGCGACGATCTCGTTCCAGGCGTCTTTCTGGTGCTGCTTAAAATATGTCGGCGGAGTCGGTTCGAACTCGCCGGCGGCGAAGTCATCGCGGCGGCGCGCTGGATCCTTGTCAAAGGCACCCCGCGCCTCGAGCACCGCCGAGGGGGTCCGGGGCTTTGGCATCCTTGAAACTCCTGAAGTCCGAAAGTCTGAATTGCGGAAGTGAAAAAAAAACTAGCTAGTCGGTCTAGGTCCGAATTGCCCCAAAGAATCGACTTCCCCCGCCCCTTTCGGCTTGGGTTTTGGCCTTGTGACAGGCGGAACAGGCGGCCTGGAGGTTGGTGTCGGCTTCGATTTGGTCGTTTGTCCAGCCATCGGCACGCGCCGCAGCCTTGCTGACAACGTGGTCAACCTCGCCCGCAACGAAGCTGCAGGCGGGTCCTTTGATCTGGCAGAGGCCACAATCACGCTGGAGGATGCGTTCACGGCGCTGCTGCCAGTCGTATCCATATCCGCGCTGCGTGCTGCTCTGGTCACCGTTACTGCGAACCCAGCCGGATGACTGCTTAGCGTGCTTTTCGCAGTAACCTGGCGCATCGACCAACTTGCCGCATCCAACCTTGCGGCAGATAGTCTTGGGGCGCGCCGCCATCAGCGACTGTCGTGCGTGTGCGCAGCAGGCACTCGCGCGGCAACTTCATCTAGTAGCAGGCCGGAGGCGCCGTACCCCTTGGCCTGCAAGATGGAAGCTGCGCGCTCGGATTCGCTCAAGCGCTCGCACAGGCGGCGCAGCGCCGTCTCGTCGACCACATGAAAAACCATTGCCGGCTTGTTGCCGGTGACAGCGCGAATGATCTGGTCACGATAGACCTCGGCGGGCATGCTCATGGGCGCACCTGCGAGCGCTTCCGCGCGACTGTATATCGTAGCCATCCCAGCTCCTGTTCGACCGTCATGCTATTTGCCCCCGAAGCCCGGCACGTCTTGCGCGGACTCGGTCCAGAACGAAACGCTCCAGAACACCGCCATGAAGAACACCAGCGTCCCAAGTACGCCGAATGCCCAGCCTGGCGCGCCCAGGCGATCGAGCAGCAGCCAAAAGAGAATGGCGAGACCGAGCGGCGAACGCGTCGGGAGCGACGATGACTTGATGACGGTGACGTGCTTCATGCGATACCTCGGAAAAAAAAGCCGCCCGGCGCATGGATGCGAGGGGCGGCGAAGATCCTGCTGGTGCAGGACCGGAGACACGGGAGCGGACGGCGGGGCTCTCACCCGCGGCTGGATAGCTGCGACCGCAATGATCGGGTGGCCCTAACGTGGGCCAGGCGGCGAGCCCCAAAGCTATCTGCTGAGTGGGCCGCAAATAGAAAAAGCCCGAACGTTTGACGGTTCAGGCTTTTTCTTTGGACGTGCGAAAGCACCAACGGAGGGGTACTGTCGCGACTTCCAGCTATCGGTGGCGCTAAGCGCACATTACGGGTGCCGAAAGAAAGGATGAGGGCTGGTCAGCGCATCGTCTTATGTCCTATAGGTGAAGCCTGAATGATACATGAAATCGCTGTCTGTATACACAGTGCTGCCGAATTCATTGACGCGGCGGTCTTAGCTTGGCGCCTGCGCGCGCGGCGTGGCTCATGACCATATTGTGCAGCTCAGCGATCATGTCTTTCGTCCGCTCCAGGACGAAGCCGCCCTTCCCCTCAACTGGTGCCTCACCAGATCCGCTGCATGGCTTGCATGCGTTGCGCTCTGCCAGGCCAGTGCCGTCGCAGCACTTGCATGTGCTGTCGAGCCAATGCGCCAGCGAGGTTTCCGCGACGCTGCGATACAGCTTGTGCGCGGCAGTCGCGTCCCATTCTGTGTTTTCTGGCACCCACTTGCGCGCGCGGCCGCGCTTGGTCACCTCTTCAGTCCAGAGGCGTAGCAGCGGTGCCAAATGCGTGACGCTGCGCTGCAGCTCGGCGGCGTCGCCTTCCAAGGCTTGCCGGCATTCGGCTTCACGCGATGCGGCAGCGCCCTTCGCTCGGACTGCTTCCGCCAGCTCTTTCTCCAGCCGCGCGCGCGAGTTGATGACGCGAGCCATATTCCTGGTTGTAGTGTCAGCGTACTTGGCGCGATGAAGAAGCGCGCCGATGTCGCCGGCGCCAACGCATGCCAGCGCAGCAGCAATCAGCGGCTCGGCCTGGTGATGGCGCTCGTCATCTTTGAGATTCGAGGTACCCAATGAAGCGACATAGCGGTCTGCAAATCCCATGATTTAACACTCTCTAAAAGACGACCATGGCAGCGTACCATACCGCACCTAATTATTTCCAGTGGTAATGTATTTATTTTTTACATTGTTGTGAGTAAACGTCACACGCAAAAAAGCCCTCACAAAGAGGGCTCACGTTAGGGGAAAGGATCGCGACGCGCGGCTACTCCGCCTCGGCCTCTTCCTTCTCCGGAACTGGAATAGGCTCGACGACAAGCTTGAGCCCCAGTGCCTTGACCACTCCCATGATCGTCTCCAGGCGCGGCTGGCTGCCCGGACGCAGCGCCTTATACAGCGCCTCTCGGGCAATGCCGGCCTTGCTTGCGACCTCGGCCATGCCGGTGGCGCGCGATGCAGCGTTTAGTGCCTCGGCGATCAGGGCCGGATCGCCATCGGCGAATGCCTCGGTGAGGTATGCGGCCAGCACCTCGGGTGAGTCGAGGTGGCCGGCCACGTCAAATGTAGGAAGCGCACGGATCTTTTCAAGATCGAAGTCGGCTTCACAAAGCTCAATGTCTTTTGCGGTTGCCATGTTGTTTTATCCTGTATGTATTCGTAATCGAATATGCAAGGAGGCCGGGGATCGTCCCCGGCTCCTGTCTACTTCTTCAGTTCTGCTACCAGTTTCTGTGCCGCTTCGATGTCTCTTTGCTGCCCGTTTTTCGATCCCCCTGTCAGCAGCAGAACAATTTCGTTTCCGACCTTCGTGTAGTAAATTCGCCACCCCGGTCCGTAATCGATTTTCAGTTCGCTAACCCCGCCTCCTACTGATTTTGCTTTGCCGGGGTTTCCTGCTGCGAGTCTCGAAACACTTATGAGAATCTTCGCTTTCGTTGTCGCATCTTTGATTCCGCTGATGAACTCGCTGAACCTCGGATGCTGCTTAATCTCCATCGCTCTCCTTTCTGTTTCGCGTTTCCCTAACGTGAAACCATTGTAATCGAGTGATTACAAGAGGTCAAGCTATTTGTGATCGAGTGATTACATTTCTTCCGACTCGGCAGCGCGCAGATGAAGCCGGACGCGACCGGCTGTCTATTTCTGCTGACTGTTAATCAACCAGATCGCCTTTACCTACCGGCTGCGCTTCAAGTCTTGTGTCACTTTCGTGGCGCTCGAATCCAGCAATTGCGCTGATCCGCTCCTGTGCTTGCGCCGCTACGTCGAGGTTCTGCTCCAGATACCCCATCGTCGTCGTGAAGCTCTTGTGGCGCATGACCTTCTGCACCGTCTGAATGGGCACGCCGGCTTCGGACAGCAGCGTGGCGAATGTCCCGCGCAGCCGGTGCGGCGTGATCCCCTTGACCGTGCACGCCGCGTTCGCGGTGCGGATTGCCTGGCGTGCGAAGCCGGAAGCGAACGCCTGCCCATCCGGCCTGGCCACGATCAGCCCGGTGTGCTGGCGCCGTGCCTCCAGGTGCTCGCGCAGCCATCCTGCCATCGGCACTGGCTCGGCTTCCCTGCCCTTCGTGATGCCGGGCGTGTACGTCTTGCGCGCCCAGTCGATCCATTCCCAGCGCGCGCTGATCGCCTCTCCCTCGCGCAAGCCCAGCCCGAACATCAGGCGCACGGCGGTGCCGATCCCCGGCGCGTGCGTGGTGGCCTCGTCGACGGCGGCAAACCACGCGCGCGCGGCGGCCAGCGGCAGGATCGAGCGCGGACGCTTCTGCACCTTGAGCATGGGCACGTGCCATGGCATCGCCGCCAGCATGCCGCGCTTGACCGCCCACATTGTCAGCAGCTTCACAATGCGCAGCCAGTGGTTTGCGCTGGCCGGCTTGTGCGTCAGCAGGTACAGGTTGCGCGCCAGCTCGACGTCGAGCGTGGTGATCTCGTTGATCGCCTTAGCGCCCAGGTCGAACATGTGCAGGCGCTGGAACAGCTCGACGCTGCGGATGTGCGCGGCGCTCGACACGGGCCGGTGCACTTCGATCCAAGCCTGCGCCAGCTCGGCCAGCGTCGGCACCGGCTCGC